TCTTACTTAATCTAGCAGGTACATCGTCAGCTCTTTCTTTGCCACCCATTGCTACAAAACCACCTTCGTTTCTAAAATCTTTTTCCATACCACCCATGTCTAACATTGGCATTGTTTCTTCTGCAACTTCTGTTTCCATGATTCCGCCTTCTTGTTTACCTATTCTTCCGCCATTAGCTTTTGCTTCACCCATTATTGTTTTTAATAAATTTTCTCTTTCAGAGTTTGATTTTAAACTAAAATAAAGTTGTTTAAAACTTTCAGGTAATTGGCTTAAAATATCCATAACATTTCCTGGAAGATCTAAAATACTTTGACCGGTGCCTTTTAATTGTTCTCCTACATCTATTTCTGCTATGTCTCCAAAAACAGTTTTACCTGCATAACCAGGTCTTGAACCATCACCACTTGGACCGACTAGTTGTCCGCCTGCGTAACCTACTCTAACTTCTTCACCACCACTAGGATAGTCAAATTGATTTGTGCCAGGTTCTTTCCCGTACCCTGGTACTTGAGTCATTAAACCACCATTTGCTGCCATCATAACAGGTTGTGGTTGTTCCATGCCTGCACCTTCTGGTGCAGATTGTTGCATTACTGCCTTTACAAATTGTTCAAAAGATAAATCCCCACCTTTGTTTTTGTATTTAACATATTCCATCATTAACATTTGTTCAGCTTGCGCTTGTCCTGCACTACCACCCATGTTTAAAAAAGCAGGGTTTAGTCTTCTAGACATACCTGCATTTGATCTATTAAATTCTTCTTCTTCATCGTCTTCGTCAACTAACATACCACCGGCATAACCTGCACGGCCACCATCAGCTGCATAAAAATTTGACATAACATATTTTTTTTGTGGCATAAAATCTAAACCAGCACCGCCGTCACCTTGACCGCTGTAATAATTTCTTGCTCTTTGAACTTGAGCTGCTGGATCTTGCATATCTACTTCTTCTTCAACTTCATCGTCACCGCCACCCATCATAAATGGAGCTGCAACTGCTGCTGCACCTAGGCCACCCATTAACATTTTTCCCATACTAAATTTAGAACCTGTCCCTAAACTAGGATCATATCTAAACATGTTTCCAAGTCCACCTAAAAACCCTTCACCACCTTTAAGTTTTCCTAGTAAACCGCCTAAGCCACCTGCTTGAGACATTAAAGTTTGTTTACCAAATAACATTGGCGCAAAATTTGCACCTGCAGCTAATAAAGCTATTTTACCTATAGGACTTTTAGTAACTTTCTTTACAGCACGTTTAGCTTTCTTAACAAGTTTACCTAAGAAATAACCTTGTCTAGGATCCTGTAAAGAACCTAGGCCGCCCTGTATTTGTTGTGGTTGTTGCATGTTAGATATTGCCATAATTTTACCTTAATTCTTATGTTTACTTGGTTTTGCTTAGTAAATCAAGAGGAGGCATGATAACTTTTACATCCTGTGCCATCTCTTCTGGCTTATAACCCTTATCTTCCCAGTCTTTTTTTTCTTTAAAAATCTCACCGGTTTTAAGGTGTCTATAAGTTTCCTCTACTTTTGCGTTTAATAATTTCATTAATCTAATTTTTCCTTTAATATATTTAAGTAACTAACACCAATATCGATTGCATCTGAAGTGCTTGATATTACCACTAGCTCTGTTGTACCTTCTACTATCAAAGGTTGAGTCAATAATTCTTGAGATACATTTGCTGTAAAAGCAATCGTTTTAATAATTGTTACACCATTGTTTGTTACACTAATAACAGGTGTTGCTGTAGTTGTAATTAGAATAGACTTAACAATATACGTTTCATTAATTAATGGGTTTTGTTTTGTATCACCAGTAACCGGCGGTACTATAGTTGTACCAAACATTTTTTTACCTGCACTAGATGCATCCTGTCCAGTTAGTCCAAAAAATTTATACTGATTTACTACTGCCATTATTCTAAAAAGAAACTTTTAGCTTCTATCTCTTGTTTTACTTCTTCTTGAAAAGAAGTATTTAATTTTGTAATTACACTATCAAGATCCCTGACAAGTGATTGTAAATTTCTCTGTGTATATTCAGGTGAAGCTCTAGTTAATGATTGTACAATTTTAGCCATTATAAACTTGCGATGCCCCCATATCTTAAACCTACTCTTCCACCGTCTTTTTTAGCCCCCGGACCCCATCCTCCAGGTGTTCCTGGATCGTTTCCCCAGTTTCCACCATCATTATTATTATTATTATTATTATTATCATTATTACCATAATCATGTACTCCTGACTGATAGTCATCAGTAGTTGTACCAGTATTATCTGTCGTGTTGTTGTCAGTAGTAGTACTATCGTCAGTAGTACTATCGTCTTTATCTTTGTTATTTTCAAAAACAAACTCATTAATTAATTCAGGTGTAATGGTTGTATCTTTTATAGTTTTCCCTTTTCCAACTGTAAATGCTTCTTTAATTTTATTTTTAAGATAATTTTTATTATCAAAATAATTATCATCTAATAGTTCATCATTTAAAGTAATATTACCGTCATCATCAACATCATAACCTTGATTTTTTAGATCATTATAGATGTCTTGCTGCCCTTCAAGATAGCCTGTACCCATAAAATTTTTACCTGTTAAAGTTTTCATGATACCTGAACTATCAAATAACATTCCTTGTGAAGCTAAAGAATCATACATCCCTTTTTGTTGATCTGTTAAACCAGCAATACCATACGTAGGTCCATCTCCTCCAAAACCACTTAGTATACTAGGAATAACTGAAAAAGGATTTAAAGCTGTTACAGCAGCTTGTGCCCAACCAGGAAGTTTTTCTTTTATTTGACCAACTCTGTTAAACATTTTAGATAAAAAATTTTGTTTTTCGTCTTCTGATTCAAGGCTATCAAAAGCACCTTTAGAATAATCTAAATTATCTCCAAAATCTGAAGTATATTCAAAACCACCTTCAGCACTTTGTAAACCAGCTGGATAAGTTCCACCCGCATTAATTAAAGCTTCTACTGCTTGTCGAGATTCTGGACCTTCTCTTCTAACTGTATCTATATAAGTGTTTCCATAAACAGGACTAACTGCAGTTCCTTCTCCAAACATATTTCCTGCCGGATTAAAATCACCGCCACCACCAGTGTTTGCAAAAGCATCTGTATTTACAATACCTTGATCTGTTACAACTTCATCTTCAGTTGCATCTGTTGGAAGATTGAGACCTAATCTATATTTTTCTTGAGGAAGGAATTGATAATCTTTAAATAATTTTTGATCTGCTAGGTTGTAAAAATCAGCCATTATCTCATTCCTCCTGGTGCAATATCTAATCTAAATGTACCGATTTTCCAGTCTTGACCGGTTCCTGTATTAGATACTTTTAATGCAATTGATCTAGCTCTAAGTCTTGTACTTTTAAAAGTTGTAGAAGTTGTTGCTGTAAAATTTGTAGTAGTAGGAGTGCTGTTTGGATAGTTTCTTGTTGTAAAACTAATTTGTGTATCACCCGTTTGATCTATAAAATCTGGAATAAATCTCATAATTCTCATAATATATTCACCATCACCTCTAATATCAGGAGTCCCTACCGCTTGACCTGTATTACTTCTTTTTTGTGTAATATCAAAATCTCCTGAAACAATGTTAGCTGTAACTGCAGTAATTACACCACCTGCATTTTCTTGATCCGTCCCTGTTTCGTGCTGATAGTATATACTACTTCCATCCACATTGCCAGTAACATCATATGAAGCGTTATCATTAGGGTCATAAAGTGTTGCATGGGGTTTATCGTATACAGCAGAATCTTCCCAAGCAGATCTGTTTAATGTTCCTGTAGTCCATATAGGTCTTTGAGTTGTAGAGTCTAGATAGTTGTAAGTAACTACCCTATCAACTGTAAAGGCATTAGCTGAACAATAGAACCAGTTAATTTCTCCAAAAAGGTTATTGACCCCTGCATTAATTAAATCTCTAGGTACTGAGTTTAAACTATCGTAAACAAAATCTTCAACTAAACATGGCATAGATCTTAGTTGACCATCATAGTTAAAAAAACCATTTTCCGACATCCAATAAGCAGAACCATCGACTTCAACCGCAGCATTTTTACCAATCAATCCGCAGTTAGTTCCTGCTTGTGCAAAGGCAAAAGTAAATGGTGATCCAACAAACTGCATTAAGAACAGTGATGTATCTGTCCAAATATATATGGCATCCCTACCTTTAATTGCAGACATAATTTTAGAACCTGCGGCAAGTCTTTGTGAACCTGCAGTATTGTTTGCAGTAATAGTATAATTGTTAATATCTTCTTGGTCTGAAAATCTTATGAACATATCATCTTGTGTAGTCTTGTCTCCAATTGTTGTTTCTGTTCCAAAGAAAACTAAGTGTCGATCTGGAGTTGACACCAATACATGACGCGATGCAGTTGGTGCACCGGTAATAATAGTTGCTCTATTAGCTACTGCATTTGGCGCTGCAGCATCCCATTCAAAACATTCTCTGTTATAAATAAGTGCAATTAATTTTGTACCATAATTATCTAAAACCCATAGACCAGGATTTAATGTAAACTGTGTAGAAGATGAAGCTTGACCCCATCCATTGTAATTTGTAACATTGGTAACAGCAGCACCCGCACTATGTGTTGCAGCTGTACTACCATTAGCACCTCTTGCACCACCAGTTAAGGTCCCTGTTCCCGTATCATTTGCTGTGTAGGTAATAAATTCTGTTCCTATTTGTATTGTCCCTGTTGCCGGGAACGCGGCAGAACTTGTTAAGACAACTGTTGTTCCTGTTGTATTTGTTAAAGCAGTTGCAAGAGTTGTTGTTGCAGCACCATTAACTACACCACCGAATAAACCTGTACCCCAACCAAAACCAGACTGTTGTTTTGCAGGTCCAACACTGTAGTAATATAATGCATCAGCAGACCCTGCACCTGATAAAGGTGTTCCTGTTTCTGTAGTTGCCATTGTTAAAGTAAAAGTTGTATTGTTCGGAACAGAAGTCACCATAAACTTTTTACCTTCAAATGTTGCGTTGGTAAAAGTAGAACCAGATAGTCCTGTAACATTTTCAAACATTACGATGTCGTCATCATCTAGCGGTACAGACGTAGAGACTGTTACTGTTATAACGTTTGAACTTGATGTACTTGTAAATGTTGCGCCTGAAACAGTTTTTTCTATTGGGTGAATATCGTAATAAGCGCCTTCAGAAAAAACATAAAGAATTCTATTAGTACCAATTGCAGAATATTTTATGCCAACATTATCATCCCAATTATGAATTGCTCTTGCGGCACCTGTTAATTTATCAGAACCTAGTTGATCCCAACCACCGATTTTTTCAGGAGAACCATATCTAAAACGTACATTGTCTCCATCAAACCATTGCCCCTCGGCCCCGGTCTCTGTGACTTGTTTATTAAATCCTGGTGCAAAACCTAGTTTTTGTAGCATAAATTAATTCCTAGTTTAAAATATACTAGAACCCTAGTTATATCAACATATGTTATAGGTAGAAAATTAAACTACGATGCTGTGTGAGCTTTACCAGCAGCGATAGCCGCATTAACTGCAGCCATATCTTCTGTAGTCCAGTAATCTTTAGCAACCATAAGTTCTAAATGTTCAACATTTCTGTCAACTGCACTTTGTCTATCAGCTGCTTCTTCATCACTCATTTTAGATCCATCAATGATACCATTGATTAGATCTACAGAATGACCCATAGCTGTGTAATCTTGTGCAATTTCTTCTGCTGTTTTAATAACTTCTTCGCTCATAATATTTTCTCCTTATATTGTTGCGCAAGCAACAGTTTTAGTTTTATCAAGTTTTTTAAAATTATCAATAATTATTTGAGGTTCTACCATATTATTCCTTGGGTCACTATCATTAAATTTAGACTCATCCCACTCATCTTTCATATGAAAATGTAGGTTTTTATTGTGAGAATAACCAAATTGTGTCCAACGTGTACTACCCCAAATAACTACTCCATAAGCTTTAGCTGATGGTGAAAAGTGTTGTAGACAACTATCTATACTAACGAACCCTTCAGCACCTTTTAACATTTCATGAATCTGGGCCCAGTGTAAATCACATCTAATTGTACCTTGATAATGCGGTTCATTAGGTAAAACACAGTTAATAATAGTTGTATCAGGATATTCTTCTTGTAACATATTAACTACTTGTTGTGCAAGATAAGGTTGATAGTTTCTATTTGGATTAATATTCGTGTACTGAACATTGTCTCCATAATTCCATTTAGGTTGACCACCTGAGAACTGGATCATTATATATTTACCAATTTCATTATCAGCTAACCATTTAGTAACAGCAACTTTGTGGTTGTCGGTATATAATTTACCGGTCATAGATCTATTAAAATCTACACCGTGGTGTTCACAATAACTTTCAATAATATGTTGTTTACCAAATTGAAAATTTGATTTGTATGGCTCGCAATAAAATATATTATCAGATGCCATGATCCTTGGATCTTGTAACGGTATAGTTTGCTCTAGTGCTAGTTTTACATCTGGATTACCAGCGAAACAATCTATGTAAGGTGTATAAATTTGCACCTCTGATTTCTTTTTTAATTTAGGTAGTAAAGCAGTAAATGCTGTACATTTACCAACACCACCTTCTACGACGTACGTATTAAGCATTATATTCCTTTCGTTTGTTATTACTTATCTTCTAACTCTTTTATTCTAGATTTCAAGTCTTTATTTGTTTCTGATAATTCTTTTATTGCATTGACTAATACTGGGATTAAATGAGAATTAGTCATTTTTAATAGTTCTGGTTTTTCATTATCAATAATAACATTATTATCACCCTCAAGTTCAAGAATATCCTGTGCTTTAAATCCATATTTTTTAAAACCAATAGGAGTGTCATCTTCTCTTGATTTTTTAAATTGAAATGAAACAGGTTCTAATTTATTAACAAAATCTAACCCATGTGGAACTATACCAAAATTAGTTTTATCTCTTTGGTCAGAAGTAACTGTAAGTGCAACTTTAATATAAGCATTAGTAATAGTATTATTTCCTAAAACCATTCTACCATCTTCAGATGTTACTTGAAAAGGAGAAGATGAACGACCAGCATTATGTCCTAATAAAACATTATTATCTCCTGTTGTTACATCAAATCCAGCATTTAAACCTAATGCTGAATTACCAAATCCTGTTGAGCTACTTGCTAAACTACATCTACCTACTGCACTATTATTATAACCTGTTGTGTTTGCACCTAAAGCTGAGTGACCTACTGCAACATTTTCACTACCTGTTGTAGTAACATCTAAAGCACCACTTCCTACTGCTACGTTTTGTGTTCCTGTTGTATTAGTAAATAAAGCATTATTACCAACTGCTGTGTTGCTAGATGCTGTTGTGCTGTAATATAATGCTTGTCTTCCAACAGCTACAATGCAACAACCTGTTGTATTTGTATATAGAGCAAACGTACCTACTCCTACATTTCTACCACCTGTTGTGTTACTTGTTACAGCACTAGATCCAACTGCTGTATTATCAATAGCTGTTGTGTTAGCTGCTAAAGAAAGGTAACCAACTGCTGTGTTGCTAGATGCTGTGGTAGAAACTAATAATGCACCAACACCTACTCCAGTATTTTTATCTCCAGTAGTATTAGTAAATATAGCACAATGACCAACTGCAGTATTAGAAAAACCTTCTGTGTTTTTACATAAAGCAAAAGAACCTACTCCTGTATTATTGTCTGCTGTTGTGTTAGCTTCTAATGCTTGTCTCCCTACTGCTACATTTCCATCACCTGAAGTATTTAGTTCCAATGCCTCATGTCCAACAGCAGTGTTATTATTACCATTGTTTGTGTATAATGAATTTTTACCAAGAGCTGTGTTTCCAAAACCTGTGGTGTTTGTTTTCATAGAACAAGAACCAACAGCTGTATTAACTTCTCCTGTCGTATTAGCACATAAAGATTGATAACCTACTGCTACGTTATTATCTGCTGTTGTGTTAGCTTTTAATGCTCTGTAACCTACTGCTACACTTCGACAACCTGTTGTACTTGTAAACATAGTATCTCTACCAACTGCAACATTTTCACAACCTGTTGTATTAGTATCAAGTGCTGAAAATCCTACTGCTGTGTTGTTTGCTCCTGTTGTAGTTGCATGCATAGCACACATACCTATTGCTACATTGTTATTTGCTGTTGTGTTAGCAAATAAAGCATTATTACCAACTGCTACACTAGAAGCACCTGTTGTGTTAGCACGTAAAGAATTAAAACCAACTGCTACATTGTTACTTGCTGTTGTGTTGGTTGTTAAAGCACTTAATCCCACTGCTGTATTATTATTACCTGTTGTGTTTAACAATAGAGCATCAGTTCCAACAGCTGTATTGCAACAACCTGTTGTATTTGTTACTAACGTTCTAATGCCTAAACCTGTATTGCAATGACCTGTTTCATTATTTGCCATAGAGCCACAACCAAATGCAGAATTACAATAACCTGTTGTATTATCTCTTAAAGTTTGACTTCCAACAGAGGTATTACAATTACCTGTCGTAGTGCTGAACCCTGAACAAAAACCTATTGCTGTGTTTTGTGATGCTGTGGTGTTGCTTGATAATGCTTGTTTTCCTACTGCTGTATTACATGCACCTGTTGTGTTAGCTGCTAAAGCTGAAGTACCAACTGCTGTATTGTTATCTGCTGTTGTATTAGCCGATAAAGCTAATGGACCAACAGCCGTATTATTATCTCCTGTTGAGTTTGTACACAAAGAAGCAGTACCTATAGATACATTACAACAACCTGTACTAGTAGTTTTTTGAGAATCATCTCCAATTGCTATGTTATTACTAGCTGTTGTATTACCTTGTAAAGCATCTGTACCAATACCAATATTAGATGAACCTGTCGTATTACTATCTAAAGAATCTCTACCTATAGCAACGTTACAAGTACCTGTTGTGTTAGCACACAAAGCTATATGACCAATTGCTGTATTGTTTGAACCTGTTGTGTTAGCAAGCATAGAACAAGAACCTAAGGATACATTTTGAGAACCCTCTGTGTTCGCTGTTAAAGAACTCATACCAACTGCTGTATTTTTAGTTCCTGTTGTGTTATTCTCTAAAGCTTGTGCTCCGACTGCTGTATTGTTTGATGCTGTAGTATTTGCAACCATTGCCTGTCTACCAATAGCAGTATTATTAGCACCTGAAATATTATTACTCATGGCTTTTCTACCGATAGCAGTATTTTGACCACCTGTAGTATTTAATCTTAATGAGCATAAACCCATTGCTGTGTTATCTGCACCTGATGTATTTGAAAGCAAAGATAGAGAACCTACAGCTGTATTGCTAGCACCAGATAAACTTCCACTTGATAATGCTTGGTCACCTAATGCTACGTTATCTGTTCCTGTAGGATAATTACCATCTAGTTTGATTGTGCCTAATGCTTGAAGTTCGCCGTTAACAGTTAGATCGTTAACAACTAAATCACTTAAATCTTGACCAATAGCAAAAACACCTGTGTTAGTTGCAACGCCATCAAAGTAAACAAACTTCCAACCTTTATCATCAGTTGCCCAAGTAACCGTGGCCCCTGAACCGGAAGCCGCTTTTAATTGTACTGTGTAAGCACCGGAAGTATTGTTATTAATTATGTAAAAATTTTCTACGCCAACCGGCATAGTTACAATTCTGTTACCAGTAATTGTTCCTGTAAATTTTAAAATTCTTGTAGCAACTGCTGAACCTGTAGCACCATCACTTTCTGTAAGAGTCGTAGTTCCTGCACCGCCTCCAATAGCTACTTCTAAGTAACCACCAGAAATTTGTTCAAATATTTGTAAGTTTGTATTAGTCTTTGTACCCCAAGTCCCAGCGTTTTCGCCGGTAGCCATTAGTTCTACGCCAAGAGGTGTATAAGTTGATGCCATAAATTTTTTCTCCTAAGCTGCGTGAGTTACATCTGTATAAGACGTATTTCCTGTTACGTCAACCTCAGAATAACTTGCGCTATCTGTTTTATTGACTGCACTATAACTTGTATTGCCTTCAATATCAACATCTTGATACGATAAAGGTGACACATTTCCAACAGAAATATCTGCTTGAATTCCTGTTAGTCCCATTACATCTGCAGGATTTATTGAGCCTGTTGAAGAAGTTAAAGCACTAGGTGCTGTTAATGGATAAGCAACTTCTGTAACCACAGAACCAACACTAGAAGTTGCAGAAACACCTACTACACCCATTACATCTGCAGGATTTATTTGACCAACACTTGCTGTTGCTGATTGACCCGTTAATCCCATTACATCCGCTGGAGATATAGATCCAACACTTGTTGTTGATGAAACTCCCACTACACCCATCACATCTGCAGGAGATATTGAACCTACAGAAACGTCTGCTTGAGAACCTTGTGGTATCTGTATTTCAGAATTATTAATTGTAAGATCACCAACGCCTGTTGTTGCAGCATTTGGCGCTGTTAAAACAAAAGCTCTTTCAACTACAACTGATCCAACACTAGATGTTGCTGATTGTCCTGTTAAACCGATAGACATATCGGTAACTGTCAAAGAACCTACAGAAGAAGTTGCTGCGGATGGCGCTGTTAAAACAAAAGCTCTTTCAACTACAACTGAACCTACACTAGATGTCGCTGACTGGCCTGTTAAACCAATGGACATTTCTGTTGGAGATATTGCTCCGACTGAAGATGTTAGTGCTGATGGTGCTGTAAGGGTTAGAGTAAGGTCTGCTTGCTCACCCCATAAGTTTTGACCCCAGGTAGTACCGGATTGGTTCCAAGTATTAGCCATAAGGATTTACCCCTATGCTATTCGAACTATAGCGTTACTTGCGTCTGCTGCTGGAAATTGAACTGTGAAAGTTCCATTAGAAACTGTTTTATCTGATCCAAACGCTACTGCACAAACTGCAGGATCACCAGAAGCTGAATCATTAAAAATTAAACATCCGTTAGCTGTAAATGAAGCTGATGTCCAAGATATGTCAGAAAAATCACAAACTGCTGTGCTACTATCTAAAACTGGAGTTACACTTGTAAGAGCTTTTCCTTTTGCAGAATAAGCTGAACCCGAAGTGTTTGCAATCTCGTTTGATGAACTATATGCTGTTGTACCTGCACCTAAAGATGCTGAACTAGTATATAGAGCTATATTAAAAGTATTTCCAGATGATGCAGTAAAGTTATGAACCGCTTTTAAAATTTCTACTTTGAAACTATTACATATTGCCGATGATATTGCCATAATTTTTTCTCCTTAATTTATGGAGACGGTGATTTGACAGGTATTCTAACAGTTCCGTCAGTGTAATCGTCTCTTCTTCGTCTTCCAAGTTGCATCCCTGCAAACTGTTGTATAGAACTTTTATACTTATTTTCATATAGTGTCAACATCTCCATTGGACCTTTTAAAAAAGCAAAAGCTTCTACTAAACAAGCGTATAGTAGTCCTTGTGGAAAATATGTACTTAAATATGTTTCTGCACTACCAGTGGCTCCAGAACCTAAACCAGTAGGCATTTTGTTGTAATATATTCTAAATTTGTAGTTAGCATCAGGTGTTGGTGCAAGATAAATACCTCCAGAAGTAGTATCTGTAGTATTAGTAGCGCCACCAAACATAGCGTAGTATTTAGGAAAACCTGTAACAGAATTAGTAGTATCGGTGGGTGCTTGTATCTCACCAGAAGGTCCAAATTTTCTATCAGTAAGTTCAGATAAATAACTTTGATCTTTTTTCTCTAACCAACTTCCGTTACCTTCCGTGTTAGCTGTAGAATTAAATACCTCAACTCCTCTAACAAACAAAGTTCCAGCGGGAGCATTAATTGTATTATCGTTTGCAGCTAGAGTACCCTCTTGAACAAACCTATCAGAATCCGTAGGAAGATCTTGATTAATTCTAAACTCCGCAGACATAATAATACCATCTAAAATAGTGGTTGTAAAAACAGTGTCCTCTACTTCAGTGTAATCTAAAATAGCTTGTTTTAATGTTGTGTATGTATATTTAGAAATTCCAGCCATAATTAAGCCCTATCATTTATTGGGCCGTATGTACACTGCAAACCACCACCTGCTAAATATGTGCCAGCTACAAAATCCAAAGGTATAGCAAGAGCTGGAACTAAATAACTATTTTCTTCTGTAACAGTTGTATTAGCGTCATTAACGGAAGTAGTTTGTACCATTGTAACAGGTCTAGAACCAAATACTTTAGCTCCTATTGGATGAGAACCTGCTGTTGTTTTTTCAGGACTAACTCCTCTATAAGGAGCTGAAGTGCCTCTTGAAACCACATTAAAAATATTATCAGTTCTGTTTCCTCCAGTATATTCAATTACTTCGTTTTCAAACATACCTGTCACACTATTAACTTTTTCAATCATCATAAAACCTGAAGAAGGCCATGTACTACCTAATGTAACAACATTCGGCATATCATCTAAAGTAATTGTTGTATCAGTTGCATTTATTGCATTAGTTAAAGTTGTGGCTAGTTCTAATTCTATTGCTTTATAATAAACAGTTCCGTCATCAGTAAGTAAAGGAGTTTTAATATTTCTAAATCTAACGTGATCTCCATTTACTAAACCACTATTAGCTGCATTAACACTAAGTGCTGTTTGTGTAGGAACGAGATAAGTAGAACTAAGTTCAAAAGGATTGTTAGGTAAAAAATCTTCTGTTGGAAATTCTGTTCTTGCAGGTCTTGCTCTAACCAAAGCTTGTGGGTCTGCATTAGTTGGTTTAGGATCTAGTTGTGGTTGTTTCGGTTCATATTCAGATATGTGCACAAAAGCACCATTCCATTCTCTAACCATTTCATTATATGGAAAAGCCATACCTGATCTATCAGAAATTGCTAAAGCGAATTTACCTTGTGCGAAACTACTCATTAGACCCCTGGGTAATAAATTTTAGGTGAGATATAAGTAGAATTAGAAGAACCGTCTTCATCTTCTGCTCTCAATAACTCATCTTCGTATAACATTTTTAATGATTGTACTCTTTGAGGAGCATACTTAATTGATAAATAATAAGCTAATCCTGCAATCATACACGGTATAAATCTGTAAGGAATATCTGTTGCATTTGTATAAGCTCCTACATCATCAATTCTTTTTGTATAATAAAAATTTATAAAATTTCCAGCCTGCGTGCTTCCAGGTGTTAAATACAAAGTAACTGTAGTTTTATCTATAAATCTTTGGACCCAATACTGAGTCGGTAAACCTAGATCTGTTTTGTTTGAAAATGCTTGATACTGCGATCTACTAATTTTAGTCATGGGTGTATCAACATTTGTAGAAGAATTTCTAAAATTTAATTCTTGAATATCAGTCATACCATTAGGAAATTGTAAAACAGCATCTCCAGAATTGTGGGTTGCTGCAGCGCTACCATTAATTCCTCTAGTACATCCTGTAAGATTTAATGAAGACACTCCTGTATATGAAATTTGTTCAGTTCCAATTGTAAGAGTTCCACCTACTGTAGGCATTCCTGTAACAGAAGCAACTGGGACAGTTGTAGCTGTAGCATTTATTCCAGCAGAAAGAGTTGTACTGATACCATCGGAAGTACCGTCCGCAGGAGATCTAAAAAAAGTATAAACAGCTTGACCGTTTACAAGAGTTACACTTTGATTTTTTACTTCCCAAAAATGTAAACCTCTATTTCCCCATTCTGAAAATAAAATGTTTAAAGATCTTTTAGCAGTTTTTAACTGATAACCAGAAACACCCTGCATACCAATACGTTCGTATGCATCTTCTATAATCTCGTCAATGCCTAGGTTCTTATCAAAAACATAAGAACCAGAGGTAGTGTTAGCCATACTACGCTCCTGTAATAGTTACTGTAACGCTCCCGTCAGTTCCACCAGTTTGTGTTAAAGTTGCGCAAATTCCATCCTTAAAAAGGATTCCAGAACCAGGAACATAAACTGCTAAACCTTCAGTATCATATTTAAAAGTTGCCATTAAGTTACCTGCACCTGCACCACCTGTTGTAGCACTATCATGTAAAAGTAAAACAGAACCTGCTTCACCTCTACCTTGAATAGAAGTAACTCTAGCCCTACCTGCTCTTAAAAGAGATATAGCACCAGTATCTTTTTGTAATGTTGTTTGATCACTTGAAAATGATCCTCCGCCGCCTATTGACATAATTTTTCTCCTTATATTTTATGTGGGCCCGGAGGCCCACACTAATTATTTGTATTACGCGCTTACGCCTGTTCCAGCCACTCTAGATTGGAACGTATTAAAGTAGTCAACTACTAAGTGATTAGCAACTGTTCCTTTATGTGCACACATGATATTCATTTCTAATGCAATATCATCCGGCACAGTCGTAGCCGCTTGAGTTCCTATTGGATTACCATTTAAATATAATTTAAATTGGTTCGCAGTAACTCCTACTTCACTTCCAGCTGGTTGATACTGGAATCCTAATCTAACTGAGTTAGCAGGAATTGCCTGTACTGTAGCTGTTTGTGTAGCGATAGTAGAATCTAACATAGTGAAAGTAGATCCACCAGCTGTGTCTAACATATCAAAAGATACACCTGCTCCATTTTTTCTAGAAATGAATTGTATTGTAGTTGTATCTTGTAGGTGAGAGAATCCAATACCATCAGTTGGTAAAGTATCAGAATCAGCATAACCATCTTGAGCAAATCCTACCCAAGTATTTAATTCACTTACGTCAGTGATTGCAATGCTAGTTTCAAACCACCATTTTTGATTTTGATTGTATTGCCAAACTTCTGGTCCTGCAATACCTTGAATCTCACCAGCGGCAGGAGCATTATCTCCTTGTCTTAACCATCCACCAGCATATTCTGCTAGTTGAAAGTCAGATCCACCAGTTGATGTAGCTGTCCAATCACTTGCATTGTAAATCTGCCAGTCGTTTTGATATGCTTGTTCTTGTTCGTATCCACCTGTAATAAGGGGTTGTTTGATTCCACTAAATACAGAAGAACCTCCATCTTTTCCTACTACGTTAGTTACTCCATTTTTAAAATGTGTTGTCATATAATCAGCGCCTCCTAGCGCCAGTTATCCTACTAAGCAAAGATAACCAATTTATGTTCTATTAAATCTTAGTGTGTTTT